TGGTTGACTCTGGGGTTAAAGTCCTAGTCGAGTTTGCTAAAGGTATCATGGACAACATGGCGATACTTGTCCAGACCGCTGTTGAAATGGCTACTAAATTCATCGAAGAATTTGGTAAAGCTTTAATTAGCGTTAAAGATCGTCTTATTCCAGCATTAACACAACTATTTAGTATTATTTCCGAGATAGCTTTGAAAGTTATCAAAGAATTGGTAGGCCCAATTATCCAGGGACTCCTTGAAATAATGGAACCTATTATTGAAGTGATTCTACAGGTTGTTGAACGTATTGCGCAAGCATTAGCACCTATTCTCGTACCTTTAATCGATGCTATTAAGACATTGATTCAAGAAGTATCTAATGTAGTTCAAGCTATTGCTGATACTGTTATTGCAATTGTTGAAAATCTAGGATCTATTATCAGATCAATAGCAGATGTTATTATCGCTGTAGTAGATACAATCAAGGCGGCTATAGAAGGATTCGTTACAATCGTTCAAGTAATAGGTCAAACCATTCAAGTCATTTTCCAATCTATAGCGGATATTGTAAACTCTGTAATGCAGGGTATCGTTGGCGCAATCAATGCGTTTGCTAATGTTATTCAAGCAGTCGGTGAAGCTCTCAAGAACGTATTTGTTGGAATCGGACAAGGAATTCAAGCAGCACTCCAAGGTGTTGCTTCAGTAGTAGAGTCCATCGGTGGTGCTATCAAAGCCGCGTTTGAAGGTATCGGTACGGCAGCACAAGGATTGGGTCAAGGTATTCAATCCGCCTTACAAGGTGTTGCGTCTATTATCGAGTCTGTTGGTACTAGTATCAAATCAGTTCTTGAGGGAATTGGTAAAGCATTCGAAGGCGCTGGTAAATTTGCCGAAGGATTCGGTAAAGGTATCGAGCATGTAATGAATGGTATTTCAAGTATCGTAGATTCTGTAGGCAATGCTATTAAAGGAATTATTGAAGCTATCGGTAAGGCATTTAAAGACGTCGGTACAGGTCTTGAGCGTATGGGTAAAGGTATGAAACCTATTGCCGATCACGGTCTTAAGGCCGCAGCAGGAATTACCGCTGTATCGGGCGCTGTTGCACTCTTAGGAGGAGCGTCATATACAGGTAACTTAAACGGATTCCGTGCGGATTTAGATAAGTTAGATACCGTAATGTATAAACTCGGTACTCGTACAACGTCATTTACAGCATTCTCTACTCTACAGACATCGCTAGCGTCATTATCATCTACAGCACCTACTGCAGCTACCGCTATGGAGAAATTTGCTACATCATGTACAAGTCTTTCACAAGTAGGTAGCAGTATTACAGGAGCAATGAGTACAATTGGATCGGCATTCTCAAGAATCGGTCAAGCTATAGCATCTTCAACAACGCCTATGGCCACATTTGCAACCGCAATGTCAAGCATTGGTAACTCGGTGCAACGATTCGCAGGTCTGTCTGGTGCTATGGTTGCTGGATTGACTAGCGTCGGTTCGACATTCACAAGCATTCAAAATGCGATCACAAATCTTGGAACCTCTTTGACAACAGTTGGTACAAGATTCTCTCAAATGGGATCTTCTGTTCAACAAGGTATGTCTGCTATGGTTTCTGCCGTTAATAATGGTATGACACAAGTTCGTGCTGCTATGACTAACGGTATTGCTCAATTGGCAGCAACCACTATGACAGCATTTGCTGGAGTTGGTCAAGCTGCTAACGTAGGAATGAATGGTGTTGTCACTGCTGTGACTGCATCTATGTCTAGAGTTAACGCTGCGGTTAATATGGGCATGTCTCAACTTGCAACTACTATCCAAGGGGCTATGAGCAGAGTTAATGCTAACATTTCTTCTGCTATGACTAGCCTTGGAAGTACCATGAGTGCCGCGATGAGTCGTGTAAACGCCTCTATGTCATCATCAATGAATGTTATGGCATCCGGCATTACTGCTTCTATGTCTCGAGTAACAATGATCGTAAGCTCATCAATGTCTAGAATGGTCGCTGTATTTATGATGTCGTCTGCTAGCATGACTACTGCTGCGATATCTATGGGACACCAAATTTCTAACGCATTGGGTGCTGGAATGGCTCAAGCAGCCGCTCGTGTATCTCAAGGTATGAGCCACGTTGTTAATATCGTTAGAGCTGCTGGCGGCGGTGGATATGGAGCAGGTTACTATACTGGTTCTCAAATCTCTGCTGGTGTTGCTGCTGGTATGTGGGCTAACGTAGGATCTATTGAGAATGCCGCTGCTCGAATTATATTAGCTGCTCAAAAGGCTGCTAATGCAAAGGCGATCATCCGATCACCATCACGGTTATTCGCAAATAAAACTGGTAAATTCATTCCACAAGGTATTGCTATGGGTATCGCCAAAGAAATGCCTCGTTCGGTTAAACAGATGGGCAAGACATTTGCTAACGGATTTGCTGATGCGACTACTTTGGCTGTAGATAGCGGTAACGGTATGGCTTCTGCTGTGGCTGATGCAGTTAACAGTGTAAGCAGTCTATTAGATGACTCATTGGCGGATATGGATTATCGTCCAACAATCACGCCAGTAGTAGACACATCTAATTTAGACAAGATCGAAACCGGTAATCTATTTAGCAAACTGGGAGTTGACCCAACGAATGTTCCACGTCCAGCATATTCTGGATCTTATGGATCATCTTCGACAAGCACTGTTAACTATGACAACTCCAACAAAGAGTATAACATCAGTATTGATGTCGATACTAAAGGAGCCCCTGTCGACAGCAAACAACTTGCTAGAGAAATTCAACAACATATTAAGGACTTTGACGATCAAGCTCGTCGAGGGAAAGGTGAAGAAGTATTATGGTGATGCCTTTAAAGCCTGGATATTTTATGATCAACGGATACAAGTCTGAAGATTATAATGTATTTATCCAAGATCGCCCCGATATAGAAACACCTAAACGAAGAGTGACTTTCGAGTCACCAAATGGCTATGAAGGAGAGTTGGCTTATGACGATGAAGGTTATGAGCCAACTGAATTCGAGCTTAGTTGTTTCTACGACGGACGAAGTCACAATGACTCAGATCGTGATATTTCATTAGCCCGTAATAAAATTAATTTTCTATTTAATAACGGGGTTGGGAATTGGATTGATTTAATTCCATATTTCGATCAAAGTCATATTTACAAAGTTATCATGACAGAAATCACATACGAGAACAAATACTTCTATCAAGGTTGTATTTCGTTCAAAGTGAAACTCAAATGTCAGCCGTTTAAATATAATGTTGATAACCAACCACGAGTTGTTACTTCTGGTGAGGTTATTGACAATCCTAATTTATATTTCTCCAGACCAACAGTACAATTCTCTGGAGTTACGGGTAACTTGAAAATTTCTATTGGATCCACTGCTATGACAATCAAGGATATGCAAAACGAGACAATCATCATTGATAGTACTCGATATATTGTATATTCTAAGTCCGGATCCACGATCACAAACAAAAACAACAATACTGTAGGGAAAGAGTTCTTCAAACTATATCCTGGGAATGATCTTCGGACAAACCGGGTATATTTTACAGCCACTAAGGGTACTGCTCCGGCTACGATAACTCTAACCCCTAATTGGAGGGTATTAGTTTGAGACCAATTTTATATGAACAGAACGAACGGGTCTTTGATACTAATGGTATGGGGATCTTATACGACGCCATATCTGCAGAAGTCACTGAAGTTCGTAATGCAGAATTTGAGCTTGAACTAAAATATCCTGTCGGTGGAGAGTGGGCCCAAGCGCTCACTCAAAACCGTTATATTTTGGTTAAGCCAAACGACTATGATGAACCTCACGCATTTCGTATTTACGAGATTGAGAAAGAGGCTGATTCAAACCAAATTACGGTTAAGGGTGTTACCAAGACTGATGAATTGTCTGGTAATGTCATCAAACCACTCTCAATTAAATCCGCAACACCGTCTGGAGCTTGGGAACAACTCAAACGTGTAGCTGTGGATCCAATTGAGTACAACTTTATTTCTGATATTCAGACTGCTAAAGACACAAACATGGATATTCGGAATGTTCTTAATGCAATTGCTGGAGAAGAAGGATCATTTATTGATA